TAACACGTCTAGTGTTTCAAAAACTTCAGCTTTATTTTCTACATCTTTCATTCTATCGTATGTTTTACGAATAGAAGTATCTATAGCCTTTTTAATATGTAATGATGTAATTCGAAGTACATAAAACTTATTAAATGGCTTATTATTATTATCCATTTTTTATCCTATACTAATTAATATGCTGGGGAGATTAATCCCCAACACAAAAATATTATTTATTATTATGCGTCCGCAAACGGGCCTTTGTAGTCACCTTGAGTACTCATAGTTATAGTAGCCTGATTTGAATCAGTTAAACTAGGAGTTACTTCAAATGAAGCAAAAGAACCTTTTACATAGAATGCACCATTGTCGCCAGTTTCGGCATTTTTTACGTCAACTTGGAACACGTAAGTGTTACCATCTTGAACTAATGCTTGGATAGCAGCATGTACACTTGGTACATAGTTTATCGTAAATTCCATAGTAGGTGCATCAGCTTGTCCTTGAATTTGAGAACTTACTGACTGACCGTACTGCGGGATATTGACTATGTTTGCGGGTTTACCAAAACTTGGAAACTCTCTGATTGAAGTTACTTCTGTAGCACCATCAAAATCACCTGTTCCAGACGCTATAAACGTTTGGTGAGATGAATCTGAAGTTGGTAAAGAGTAAGAACTATCAGCTTTGAATTTAAGCTTTGTGAAAATTCCAGCACCGATATTACTTATTAGAGCCATTGTATTTTTTCCTTATATTGTATATTAGTTAATTGAAATGAAATTGACGGTGTAATTCACGTTAAATAAACTTGAATCTTTTACGTCAACCCCAACTGTTGTTATAAAGCTATTAGTTGTTTGCAGATACCCAGAAATTTCTTTCCGATCTAGTAAGTTTTTTAATATATCAGCGATCTCATAAGCACGTTTCATTCCAGCACCAGAAGGTACAAAAATTTGACATACTATTTGACCGTTAGCAGATACATCAGTATTAAAAACTAACTCTGAAGAAAAAGGCAATACACTAACCCGAATCCACTCATCAGCGTTTAATTCGCCTTGGTAGTTTGCAGGAAATGCTTTGATATTATGCGATGTCCATTCAGTAGTTGTAAAAAGATTTTCAACAGACGTTAATAATTGTGTTATTGTCGCCATGTTAAGCCTCCCTTCCTACTGTAATGTTTATTATAAAACCATTGTCATCATATTTATTAATTGCATAAGTATTCCCACCAAATATGACAGAATCATAATTGTCGAGAACTTTAGAATCAATATCAGAAGACTTTAATATTATATCAGCATTTACTCTTGGTTTATCATCATTAGTTCTATAACTGTTTGTTATAATACCTTTGATAGTAATAGGAGCAATAGCTGTTGAATTTACAGTTTGATTACCAAAGTCATAACCAGTAACGGTTACATTTGTAAACTGTACATTCGTAGCTAAATCTCCAACAAGTGAAAATGCGTTAGTGACGTTACTATTTATAAGTGTTTTAAAACTCATTAAGCACCTCCACTAACTCGAACACCACGAGATTGAGTTGTAGACATTTCATTTAAATATTTATTACACAAATTAACAATACTATCAGGTAATTCTTTAAAGTTTTTAACTCCACTGTTTATGTCGAATATTAATCTTACCGATCCAACAGTTAAGTCTTTAACTTTGTTTTCACCTGAAGCATTACTTTCTTGTGTCTTCATATTGTTTAATAAATGAAGTGCTAACTCAAAAGTCGCCTTTTTGATATCTCCTGGAATAGTACCTTCAGACGTAGTTGATCTATCATCTTCTAAGTCTGTATAGTAGCCAGATTTATTATCATAATATGTAATATCTCTAGGCCACGATAACGGGTATGAGGCAGTAGGCGTAGCCGTGCCGCCCCAATCCATGTCATCGAGAATTCCAGTGGCTGTTACTAAAGCTTGTTCAACTGCTCCGTCATTTGCAAACCAGTTTTCTGAGTTCAATCTATTTTCAAAATATTCATCAGATTCTGATACACTAACAAAAGAGTTAGTTCCTTTTTGTAAAGCCATTATATTTCTCCGTATCTAATAGTTATAATAATTAACCGTGGAATATAGGGAATATACCCATTTGGTTAACGTTAGTTGCGTGAACAGACCAAGAAGCAGCATCAGCTAGGTCGATATTTGCAGGATATGCAGTCGCAGATCCAGCCCATGAGAACCCTTTAGGATGCATGATATTACCCCATCTTGATAGGATAGTTACAGCACCACCACCGTTACCAGCTAGTTCGTTTCTGTCAACCGCTGTTGGGTTAACTTGTCCGATTTCACTGTAATGGAATGCAGCAGGTTTAGCAAGGTAAGAAACCTTTAAACCAGCAGGCATGTTAGCAGTTAGTACTTGGTTGTTAATAACTAATCTGATTTTACCACCCATAATAGTGTTAAAACTAAAGTTACCATCAACTACTGGAGCAACATCAAGAACGTTTTGTTTTCTCATAATGTTGTAAGTAGAAGTGTCAACTACTAGGTAGTAAAAAGGTTCTTCGTATTCACCTTTGATTGCAGTCATTGCATCAAATAGTTTGTCGAAGAAAGCAGATCTTTTATTAGCATTTGTTTCAGTAGCAAATAACGCTGCTGGATTAGATCCTGAATCAGAACCAGTGTAGTACCCGAAAGTTCCTACAACAGCTTCAGAATCAGAAGCACCAATAGCAGTAGCACCCCAAATTTTATCAGAAACACCGTTTAAGATTGATCTTAATTGTAGGTCTTCTCTTCTTGCTCTTACAGCAGCGAATTGAGAACCTAAGTAAGATAAACCATCTACTTTAGATACTAGTTTTTGAATTGAAGCTTCTTGAGCACCAATGTGATCAATGTTTTTTACATAAATCGCAGACTTGTTTGAAGCAGACATTAAGTTAATGTTTGTATCAGTAATAGTTTCCGATTGTTTGTAAGCAGTTGATGGATCAGCAAAATCTAACCATCTTAGTGTACCAGTGTAATTTTCACCAGCATCAGTGATTCTAGCGTCAGAACCAACTAGTGCAGTTGAAGTTAATAACGCTGCGTCTGCTCTTTCAGCTTGTGCGTAAGCAGAAATTGCCTTAGCAATGTTATTAAAATTTGAACTTGTTACAGTCATTTGTTTTTTCCTTTTATTATTATTGAAGCATAATTGCTTCGGTTATTATTATAAAAGATTAGGCTTAGTCAGCCCATTCTCCGTCAACTTTAACGTTACCCTTTTCAATATTAGCAAGTAGTTCGTCAGTTGACATCTCTTTTATAGATTTGACAGGATTGTTTCCTGAAGCAGGCTTAGCTGGATTAACTCCAGATCCTGCATTTGCTTTAACTGAGAATAAAAACGCATTATTATCGTCTTTAGAATATGATGACACGGCATCACTAATACTTAGACCATTTTCATGCACCCAATTTCCAGTAGCATCTTTCTTTAAACTTCCTACGATATCTTGATAGGCCATATTAGCGGCTTTATCAGATTTGAAGTTTAAAGAGTTAAGTTGAGAACGCACAGCGTTATCTCTGCTTAATTCTGTGTTCTTTTGTTCATAAGTTTCAAGTTTAGCACTCATCTCAGCTATTTTCATTTGCATAACTTCTGAATGTTTACCTTGTTTTTCTAAGGCTTCTATTTCAGCTTTTTGCTTTTCACTTTTAGCTTCAGCAACAGCAGCAAGAGCATTATCTCTTTCACTGTATGCATTATCTAAATTAGACTTGATGTTTTTAATAGCTTTAGCAACTTCAGCATCAACCAGACCTTTAATATCTGTATTATCTACTTTAGTTTCTTCTACTTTAGTGTCTTCTTGTACTTTTATTTCTTCACTCATTATTATCTCCTTGGGACACGGCCCTTGTTATATTTATTAATGAATCTATACTTATAAACAAATATAAATTCTGTTATATTTTTACTCATCCTTTTTTATAAATGAGTAGTCGCCTACCTTACTTGCAATTTCAGGTAGTCTTAATTCAAAGCCTTCTGCTAACCAAGTGTAATAAAATTTATCATAGTCTGTTATCATCTCTTTTTCTAATGCTACAAATCTATTATAGTCTATTACATCTATATTCTTTTTCTTTAATATCGCTTCTGCTTTTTTTAGCATTACTCTATTTCCTTTATTAGTTTAATAAATTTAGGGTCAACTAAATCTACTTTGTT